TGCACCACCTAAAGCACCAGCAGCCACTTGATTAGCACCTGCTCCTAGCAAAGCATTACCTAGCATACTAGGCGCACCCATAGCCGCTAAAGCTAGTGAAGCAATAGGAATTGCTGCTTTTACAATTGGGTCAGCACTTGATGCACCTTGAGTGTAGAAAATTGGTAAGCCTTGAGCATCAAACTGAACACCATAGCCAGTATTGCCCTTACCCTCATAAGTTCCACCAAAGAACTCACCTTTTTGGCGTTCTGTGTAAGTGTTAGGTACTGCTTGACCAGTTACCTTATTGCCATAGGTTTGCTCAGTTACAGTCTGATAAATTGGCGCACCCCAATCCTCGTAACCAACTATTTTTTGAACTTCTTGAGTTATAGGGCCAAACTGACTAATGTCTGTGATTCCTGTTTCAGCAAGAATACGAGCCATGTCCTTTGTAGCGTCATCAGCGCCATAGCCACCTGACCATTGAGAGGTGTTGCTTCTGGCTTTGATCTGACCAACTAGGTTGTTAATGATTGTGTTTTTATCTGGTTGTGCAGGTTGAGCAGCAATCTGATTAATTACTTCTTGTGTAGTAATTGGTGCTTGAGCAGTTTGACGTTGTGCCTCTGCTTGTACCCTTGCGGCTTCTTGTTCTGCAATTAATCTATTGCTTATTGCTTCTTGGCGAGATTGATTTTCTCGGTAAACTCTTTGTTGGTCTTCATAGGCTTGTTGTTCAGCCGCTAATTGAGCCTGTTGTTGCATTTCTGCCATCCTTTGGGCTTGTTGCTGGGCTTCAATTTGTGCTTGACGTTGAGCCTGTTGTTGCGCTTGCGCTCTGGCTTGTTCTTCAGCCTGTGTTCTTGCTTCTGCTTGCGCCCTTGCTTCTGCTTGCTGTTGCGCTTGACGTTGTGCCTCGGCTTGCGCTCTAGCTTCTGCTTGGGCTTGAGCCTGTGCTTGGGCTTGTCTCTGTGCTTCGGCTTGTCTTACGGCTTCTTGCTCTGCGGCTAATCTAGCGGCATTTTGAACACGAATTTCTTCCTGACGAATTTGCGCCTGTCTAGTTTGTTCTGCAAGTTGTGCCTGTCTTAAAACTTCAGCAGCTATTTGAGCCTGTCTTTGTGCTTCAGCCTGTTGTGCTTGTCTTGCAACTTCTTGTTCTAAAGCTAACCTAGCTGCATTTTGTGCTCGTAGTTCTTCTTGGCGAGCTTGTGCTTGTCTGTAAACTTGTTCTTCGTAAGCTCGTTGTTCAGCGGCTATTTGAGCCTGACGTTGTGCCTCTTGTTGCGCTCTAAGTTGTGCTTCTGCTTGTTGTCTTGCTATTGCCTCTGTGTCTATTTGTGGTTGCTGAATTTGCATAAGCAAGTCATCAAGAGACATAGCACCATCTTCATCGTTGAACGCTCTAAATCTGTCTCTTTGTGTTGCCATGATTAACCTTTGATCTCGACATTAGAAGTGATACCAGCACCGACCTTCATAGCTTTCAATTGAGCCTCAACCTCAAACTCTTGTTGCTTCATAGCAAAGTAAGCCTGTTGTTTCTCACGCTCAAGCATCAACTTAGCAGCCTCTTTCTCACGCATTAACTGCATCTCAAGGCTTGCCTTTTGTTGAGCCATCTGCATATCAATCTGCATTTGCTGTTGTTGCAATTGCATATCAGCTTGGGCTTTCTGTTGGTTAGCCTGAATCTCAGCTTGAGTCCTAGCCATCAAAGCCTCAACTTCTGGAGGCATCTGTTGCTGTTGTGGAGGAGGATTAGACAATGCTTGATCTTGCTCTGGTGTGATCGCTTTGTAGAACTCACCAGAATCCTTAAACCCTGCCAACTCAACCATCCGACCCAAGGTAGAACGATACTGAGCAGGTGAGACATAAGGGTTAGCAGGGCCGTACTGTGCAATCAGTTGCTCTTGTTTAGCAAGAACCATCTGAAGCATAGCCATTTGCTCTTGTCTATTACCAGCACCCAAACCTACATTGATCGCTACATCGTACTGATTAGCCCATGTACGAGGGTCAAACTCTACGAATTCACCACGCATACGCACCAAACGAGGCTTGTCTTGGTACTTGCACAAGAGATGTAAGATGCCCTTAAACAGAGACTTAACACCTGTCTCAGCAAACAAACGAGCCATCAGTTCAATCTTACCTGCACCAGCTTGTTGCATAGAAGCAACAGCAGCGGCAGTCACGTTCTGCAAGATAGATGGGTCTAAACCCTGTGAAGCATCAGATACACCTGTACGCTTAGACTGCATTGTGTCCAAGTACTGAAGCATTGGGAAAGCAGCAGTCGCTACATTCTGCACAACCAATTGAGATACAGCACCCTGAGACTTGGCACGAATAACACCACCTGCTGTAGATGTAAGCAAGTCGTCTAGGTTTACTTGACCCTCAACAGCGACTACTCGTGCATTGTTTGTCAGGTAAAGGTTATCCAGAATCTGACGAGTGATCGTAGTCTTGATTAACTGAATGTCTGTGGTTCTGTCAGCAAGTGAGTTACCAAAGAACTTGTGTGGAATTGGGATTGGGCAGATTGAGTGGAAAGGAACATAGTCCACTTCCTCGACCATCTCTTTACCCTTCTCATCCTGAAGAATTTCATTAGATGCGTAGAACACCTGAACGAGAGAGGCGATACCCTTACCATTTACATCAGTTTTGACATAGCACTCAAAGACCTCAATCTCTTGCATGGATGGGTCATCAGTCTGTACTTGGTAAGGTTGCTCACCAGCAGAGAAACGAGCCACACGCTCTGGAGTGTATGCAAGAGCATCATCCATTTGCAGACCTTCAACCTGCTTTTTGTTAAAACCCATAGCAACCAAGTCACTACGAGTCAGCATCTGTCTGTGTGCTACAAATGGGCTATCAGCAATGGTGCGAGCCTTCTTGCTAATCAAGAACTCCTCTGGGGGTACATTCTCAATGCGAACTCGACCAACCATCTTCTTCTGTTGCACCATTACATTGTGAACAGCGTTAATCATTGGCATACCCATCGGGTCAATCATGGGATTACCCATTTGATCTAGGATGGGGAATTCTTCTGTGTCCTGCTCGACAATCTCCATTGTGTCGTCAGACATAAGCATTGCCAACTCATCGTTAGACAAGTTGAAGTAACGCTCTTTGGTAATGTCTTCCTCATCAGACCAATATGCTTTAACCACTCCATTTTTCTGAAGCAAAGCATCCTTGAACCAATCATGCAGAATGGCTACACCTTCGTTATCCCTGTTGAATACCCAATTGCAGTAGTCAGTAGCTTGCTTGGCAGAGGCTTCATCTCTTGGGCCTTGTGGCTCAAAAACCACAATGTTATCTGAGCCTGTAAAGATGCGAACTAAAGAGGGTAGCGCACCATCAATTGCTTCGGCTACCTCACCTGTAACGATCTGAGACTTTCCCTCAACTTCATTCCCGTAAGGAGAACGTAAGTAAGCCTCTAGTGCTTGTTTGCGCTGCTCTACAGTCTCACTCTCAATAAATCCGATAGAGTCGTCAATTTCTGCCTGTAGTATCGACTTCAAGTCGTTCGTTTCCATGTGCATCCTTTGGAGGGCGACCTAGTTTCGGTCTTGTCGGTAATTGTAATGCTTTTACCACATTTTCTAACATTTCAAGACGAGTTTCAAGTTCTTTTATCTTTGGGGCAAGATTGACCCCTTGGCGTTCTACATACATTACACAATCCATTTCGGTGCTTTGTTAATCGGCTTATCCCAAGTGCTATGACCTTCATCAAGTCCAAGGGCTAAGTATCTGAAACTGTCACTTCCATGACTAGACCAATCGTGTAGTGGTCTTTCATAGAATATCTTACGCTTCTCATCGTAGTCTCTGCGGTAGTTTCTCAGGCAGTTCAATCCTGTCTGTACCTTTGGCACATTAAACCAACACCTCGGTAGGATACGCCTTACAGCCTGAATACCATCGTCTAGGCTCATTCTTGGTGCTATCTTGATCTCTAGGCCAGCTTCCTCAAGCATCTCTAGTCTGCTCTTACCTGTGCCTAACTCCCTAACCCTAACGTCATGGGGCAAGATGTGTTCTGCTTTAGAGTAGTCGTTATCTTTAATCCACTTGACGTAATGATCTAAGCCCACCCCATGATTCTCGTAGTAGTCGATCAGTCTGATCTCTGTACCTACTAATTGAGCTACCCAGATAGATGTTGAGTCACCCATTCCCAAGTCCCAAGCCGTAAAGGTTCTGCTAAGTTCCTCCCAAGGAATCTCTTGCATGTGCTTCTTATCTTCTAACTCGTTAAGGATTTGCCCATAGTAAGAACCCTCTACAGCAGCGTCAAAGCTACATTCAAACTCTTGGCGGTATTTATCCTCACCCATCTCATTACGAGCAGCCTTCAGTTCTGTGTCATCCACTACCCCTGTCTCGGAGGCTTTGAACTCTAACAAACCCCATCCATCCTCTTTCTCTGCCCTGTCTCGCAGTTCTTTGAAGTGGTTGTGTCCCTTTGGTGTACCAATAAATAAGCACCAGCCTTTTCTGTCAGCTAGTGCAGGTCTGACAATATCTGTCCATATCTTTGGGTTTTGATCTCCAATCTCATCTAGGATTACCCCATCAAAGTATTGACCTCGGAGTGTTTCTGGATTGTCTGAGCCAAATAACTGGATGCGCCTACCCCAGAAGTCAACTCGTAACTCAGAGATATTGCTAGTGCCACCCAGAGGCTCTGCATACTTCACAAGGTAGTCCCATGCCACTCGCTTGGCTTGCCCGTATGTAGGGGCTATATAAGCGTATCTAGGGGCTTCCTTTTGGTTGAGGATAGCTTCCTTGATTAGATGGTTGATAGCAGAGACAGTCTTGCCCATACGCCTGTGGGCAACAACAACACCAAAACGCTTACTGTCCATCAGTTCATGGATAGCAAGTTGTTGTTCTCTGGGTTTGTAGGCTATCTCGATTACTTCTGCCATTGGACACTTATCTGAATGTCTTTACCTTCTTCTCCAGTTACCTGAAGTGGTAAGACTTTACCGATTAGTCCCATGAAAGCCTGTGGATGGCTCTCTGCCTTGTCGATTAGATATGCAACACCACCAGCACCCTCTAGTGCTTCTAAGATCATCTCTCTGATGACAGCGTTACCTTTGTCTAGGCTACCTTTAGGTCTTCCTGCGCCATCTCTTGCGCCACCTCGATTTGAAAGGTTTGATTGTTTTTCAATCATTGTTTGACTCCTCTAGGGTTGGTCAAGGTTAAGTTATTTGACTAGGCTTGACTCAGATAGTACAATAGCTACACCACATAACTTAAAGGATTACCATGAGAGTCAAGCAATGCTTATTTTGCCACAAAGATTTCAATGCTGCAAAAAAAAGTACTAAATACTGTTGCCGTGTTTGTCAGGCTACTCATTTAGCTAGTATTTATGGCAAAGAGAATAGTTTAAAGCGCAGGACTG